GGAGGCGGCGCTCGAGGTACAAAGCCCAAACTGAGTCACGCAAAGTCTTGGTCAGAGGGAAGGTGGTGACGATCTGGCCAGGCTTGGCAGGGCCGTAGATCTTGTCCAGCTTCTTAACTATCTGGGACTTGAGGAACAGTTTGGTCGTCGTTGGGGCCCAATCAAGGTCCTGCTCGAGCGTCTTGGACTGGATCGAGCGGATAGGGCGACCGTTCAACCACGTCTCGAGGCGCTCAACAGCACAGCGGTGGAAAAGAGCCTCATCAAACTCGCCGTCAAGAGGCCGGAAGAACTTGAGCAGCCCCTCACGCAAAGCAAGGGCGCTCTGGCGCTGGCCAGGGGAAAGTGTTGGGTCCGAGCGACCAATGTGGATGCGCTTCTGCATGGAGAGCTCGTTTGTAGCGCGGTCGCGGGCACGATGTTCAAGGCCAACTTTCGAACCTTCCTCGGAAATCTGCTCGGTGCGAAGCCCGACCGCTGGCACAAAGACATCGCGGACATCACTGTCGGCAAGTTCCTGTGTCAGACGGTAGGGGTCAACGGGGGCGATCTCGAGGGCGGGCTCAGGCAATTCCTCCTTGGGACGGGGCGGTGGGCGTAAGGAGTCCTCAGCAGAAACGGCAGTATGGTATCGGAGGAGGTGAGTCACCTTGTCGCGGCGGGTGGACACCTCAGCGGGAGTTTTCAGGAAGTCAAAGGCAACCTCTCCGGTACGGCCTCGACCCTCTAACGCCTCCTGCAAAACCCGGGTGACTGGGAGCAGAGTGGCCTCAGTGGGGCGCGGCAGTTTCGAAACGCGTTTGCTGTCAAACTTGAACCCGGAGATGGTCGTCGGCTTCTTGCGTCGGTGGGGAGGGACGTACTTCGCACCAGCTATGCAGGTAGGCACCGAGTTGGCTGCCGGAACGATGCCGATCTGCGCGGAAGCAGCGGGGGACAAAACACGATGGAGGTGGGCGCGGAGGGCTAACCGAATGATGCCTTGAGGATCCTCACGAGCTTGAAGGATGGCGGTGCGACGGTGAGATCCGACACCGAGCATGGCGTTGATGAGCATGCTGTCCCCCCAACTCTCAGTGGTCAGCAAAGCCTGTGATGGCAAGCTGGGAGAATTGACGAGGAAGATGGATCCACGACCCCGAGTGAGAGCGGTCCAAAGGCAGGCGTCGGTCATCCCGGACGTGAGACCGCCCAAGTCGAGGGCGTAGTCACCATTGATGGACAGACTTGGCTCGCTCCAAAGGAAATGCTATCCGACACACCCCCGCGCTTCGTATTGACGTAACGGGGAGAAGCTGCGAGGAAGGGGACGTCAGGTGGAGCCGCAGAGGTGGTGTAAACGAAGCCATGACCGTTGTGTCCGGCAGCTGGGAGGCCAAAGAGCTCACAGTTCTCACGCGACAGACGCTGTTGGATGGTGGCGTAATTGTCACAGAACTGGGAGAGGAAGGCGGCAGTGCGAGGGACGGAATCACACATGCAATCTTGCTCGGGGAACGCGGTCGCCGCCTGGGCCGGATCAAAGGTGAAAACGAGGCGGGTTAAGCTCGGGTTGCAGGCAACGATCAGGGGGATCATACCATTGTAGAGCAAGCCAGCATCGTCAAAGACCATCGTACCGTGAGCGCCCTCCATCAGAGGTCGGTTGCCGCTTGGGAAGTTGGAGCTGGTCCGACCGGGGATCTCCGCGGAAAAGTCGGCGAAAGCCTGAGCACGCAACGTCTGGTTCCAAGTGTGGATCTTGAAGTTGTCGGCGGTGATGCGACCAGCGGCGACCTCTTGGCGGATCCAGTTACGGAGGAAGAAGGTCTTCCCGGTGCCAGGCATGCCGGAAAGGAAGACACACTCACGGACGCCCAAAGTACCGTACGTGGCCATGCTGTCGATTGCCTCAGCCAACTTACGAGGATCGGCGCTGGTGACTTTGAGGTGCATCGGGTAAGCTTTGAAATCGGCGGAGAGAGCGGTGGCGTGGGGGCGGAACGGGTCGAAGTCCAC